TGGACTTGCCGTTACGACCGCTGCCGTATGCAATGATGAGGGCTTCGAGGAACACCTGACCGATGGCTGCAAGACCGCAGATCATCTGCACATAGTCGATAAGCTCTCGGTCATTACAGAAAATGAGGTTGAGGCAATCGTCCCATATCTTTTCACCCTTGTTGCCGGGAGAAACGGTAGTAATCTTCGTGATGAAGTCTTCGGGGTTGTGTTCCTGTGCGCCGTCGAGTCCTTTGCGGAGATCGTAGGTCGCAGCCGGAGTACAAAGGAGGAAGGGGTTGTTGTCAAGGTCGCGGGGGCTGATCTCAAGCATTGGACGGGACTCACGGAGAGTGGAGGTGATGTTCTTGGAGTCGCGGCGGTGAAGGACATACTTGTGATAGTTCTGTGCTTCGATGAATTCGTGGTACGCTTCCATCTGTGCCTGGTTCATAATCGCCTCGGCTTTTGCCTTAGTGGTGTTTTTCAGAACATCCTGACCGCCGTTGGATTCGAGCTTGCGAAGGGCGGTGAAAAGGTTAGCCGAAGCCTCTGCAAGCTGACGTCTTGTAAGCTCGTGAGCCACAGCCTGGGCACCGGGTTCGCTCTCTTGCCAGTAGTGTTCGTTGTAACGGATAAAATGGGTAGCGGGAGAATAGCGGAGTTCGTTTGAGAAGTGCTTTGCCAGAACCTCTGCTTGACCGACGTCGGAGTAGTCACCGGGCTTATAAGATACATCGGAATTGTAAGTATCGGGATCAACATAACCGTCTTGCTGACTAACCCTTGCAAAGAACTTCTGTGCCGAGTGCCAAATGGTGGAGAGTTCCTTATCGTCAAGGGGCGGTTCACATTTCGCAGCTTGTTCGATGAAGGCGTTATATGCTTCTTCGGTATCACCGTATTTCTTGATGACACGACCTGCAAAGCGCGACATTGTTGCGTTTCGGCTACCTTCGGGAATGACAGAGGGCATTCCGTGTCCGGGCATATCCGCATCGAAGTCCTCCTCGAAAAACTCGGTAAGGTTGATGCTTCCTTCGTACAGTTCCACCTCGGAATTGGATGTGCCGAAGAAGAACCTTGCTGCATCCAGGGCGTTGGTGTCGAAATACGGGAACACCGTATTGACGAGCTTTTTCATATTGCTGTATGCAACGGCATCGGTCATATGGTCGATGGGAAAGAGAACGTGGAACTTGGGGCGAGCTGCCTTTCCGTTTTTCTCACGCATATTGGAACGGCTGTAGTGAACGGCAAAGGTGACACCGGGGAATGCTTCAAAGACATCTGCGGGCATTACCCAATCGTCAGGATTCTCGGAGTGGTCATTGTCGCAATCTACGGGCAAGCAATCCGTCCCTATGAAGTTTTCGCCGTTTCGGTAGTTGTTGCGGTATTCGGCGCACACATAGTCGTGGGTAACCGCCGCCTTGAGCGATTCAAGGTCGGTTATGGTGTGCTTATGGGGATACGAGCAGTTGCCGGGGTTGCCCGTATAATCGGAGCTATATATCGTAAACATTAGTCTTTGACCTCCTCAAGATTTACGGTGAAATGTCGGATTGTGAGTTTTCTGTGTTTGGCACGGTCGATTTCATATTGCATACCCTCGGTGATCGTATCGCCGAAGTACCAAAGCTCACGGCAATCGTCGAGGAACACCTTTCCCATCTTGATGCCGAGGGCGCGTTCACGCTCATTTTCATCATCGAGGAAGCGGGGAAAGAAAAGATGAGGGGCAAACGGTATGTAGCCGGAATCGACCGCAAAGCGACAGTACCGTTTTGCATTCAGAATATTTTTGTAAACGTCACCGCGGAACGGAGAGCAGATAAAGACCTTGGGCATAAACACCTTTTTCTTCAAGGCTTGCTTTTTCTCGTATTCCTCACGGAGAACATTCATCATACCCTCATATTCGGTGGGGCTGTAATAGCCCTCGGAGTTGTATTTGCTGACACGAATTTTCATGCGAGTATTATTGAGTAATGCCGTAATCTTGTAGCAGCCAATCAATGCTACACGAGAGAAGAATTGAAACTCTCCGCAAGGTGGCGTATGAGGGTTCACGTTTGTCGCATTCCCACATACCCACAGTTCCTTTGCATAAACCGAGAGCTTCAGCAAGTGCTTCCTGCGTATAACCCGCATTTTTTCTGGCTTGTTTCAATCTTTGTCCGAACATTACGATTAGTCCTTTCTGTAAAATTTGGTTTCATATCCGTCCGCACGGAGAAGCAGACCTTCAGCCCACGGAGGCGTTCTGCCCATCTGCTCACAGACGGCATCAAGGGACATACGAGGATCGGCTTCGATGACGATTTCATCGTGGATGTGCATCACCATTGAGGTGTGTCGCAGCGTTTTCATAGAGTAGCAGAGGATGTCGCGGGCGGTTGCCTGAACGATGTTCTCGACAAACTTGGGACCGTAGGATTCAAGCCTCTCCCATTTCTTTGTGCCTCCGACTCCCTCGTAAGTGATACAGGATGTGCCGAACTTGTTTGTGCCGATCTTGGGCTTTACGTATGCGAGGTTTCTGCCGGACGGAAGGGTTATAAAGAGCATTCCGCTTTTATAGGTGAAGAGAATACCGTGCGTTTCTGTGGACGTCTTATTCTGAACTGCTTTTTTAACAGCCGAATCGACAGCCCACCAAAAGTCCACGATGTTGGGATTAGCATCACGCCAAGCGGTAACAAGGGGTTGAAGTTCGTCTTCAGTAAGCCCCATTTCGATAGCACCCATCGCTTTCAAGGCACCGACCGAACCGCCGTATCCAAGGGCAAGTTCTGCGATTTTTCCTTTTTGCCGTAAATGCCCGTTGACACCGTGTTTTTCCACGGGGACACCGAACATCTGTGAAGCAGAAGCACAATAGATGTCCTTGCCCTCGGCAAAGACGGTCTGACGCCATTCCTCACCCGCAATCCAAGCGATAACCCTGGCTTCGATTGCGGAGAAGTCGGCAACGATGAACTTCTTATCGCCCGGTGCTACGAAAGCGGTACGAATAAGCTGAGAAAGCGTATCCGGCACATCTTCATAGAGTATTTTGACAGTTTCATAATCACCGAGCATTACAAGATCACGAGCAATTTCAAGATCGGAGAGGTGGTTCTGTGGAAGGTTCTGCATTTGGATGAGACGTCCCGCCCATCTGCCTGTGCGGTTCGCACCGTAGAATTGGAACATACCTCTCGCACGACCGTCAGAGCAAACGGCATTTTGCATCGCCTGATACTTTTTGACGGAGGACTTGGCAAGTTGCTGCCGAAGGGAAAGAACCTCACGGAGGTGTTCGGGGGCCGTTTTGAGAAGCTCGGCTACCGTCTTTTTACCGAGGGTTTCGGTTTGCAGACCATTTTCTGAAAGCCAGTCCTTCATTTGTGAGACCGAGTTTGGGTTTTCAAGGGAAGTAAGGGCTTTTATAGACGTCGATAGTTCGCCCTCGGACACACCGTCCATGGCGATAGCTTCACGCACAAGGGTCATATCAAGAGCAACCCCGGTGTCGTTGATTTGCTGATCAATGTGGTACTCATCCCAAAGGTAGTCCGGCACGGGGAACTTGGAGAGCTTTTGCTGTATCTCCATCTCGGTTTCAACGTCACGTACGTTATACGCTTTGAAGCGTTCCCACTTGTCAGGAGCATCGGTGGGGCGGTTACGGGTGCGACCACCGTTGGTCTTTGTTGGCTGACAAGGCACACAGAAATACTTAATAAGGTCTTTGCCTTCGGTGAGCTTCTGCTTATCAAGATTGAGGACCGTTCCGCAGCCTTGGAGAGATAGCGGAAGACCCATATAGGCGGACCATATCATCGTGCAATGCCAAGAGGAGGGTTCAAGGTATATCCCGGTTTCATAGCCGAGCATACGGGAAAGACAAATACGCTCAAAGTTTGCGTTGAAGGCGTATTTGATAATGGATTCATCTTCGAGAGCCGACAGTATTTCGGGAGGGATTTTCTCTCCCATCGCGAGGTCGACTACGGATACAGCACCGCCGTCAACAGAATAGCCGAAGAGCATAACTTCAAAATCCGGCGATTCCGTATAGCGATAGACCCCACTTTTGGTGAGGTCAACGCTACTGAAGGTCTCGATATCAATGCTGATTGTTTTCATTTCTTCGGTTACCTTTCTGACGGAGTGGTGGCAGAGTTGCCCCCGCCACCACCGGGCTGATTACTTAAAATCCTTCATACGCTTTTCGTGATATTCGATGTCTCGAAGCTCACGATCTTCGTTGCGTTTTGCCTGCTTACGATCCTCGATGATGGTGAAAACCATAGAAATCGTAAACGTGGTTAGAAGGGCGGTGAGAACGAAGGAAAGGATACAAGCGAGAATGGTACTCAACATAGTGAAGCCCTCCTTTCATTAGGCGAGGAAATCGTCATCGTCATCGGTGTCGAAGTCGGATGCAGCGGAAGCCTTACCGCCGAGAGGTTCGCCGTCACGGATTTTCTGAAGGTTGTTAAGCCCACAAGCAATGCCGCGATTGCCGTTGGAGTTGAAGGCGTAGAAGTTGATTGAGGCTCTGCCGTATACACCGCTGTATACTTCGGAGTGTGTGATAATCTCGTTGCGGTCGGCATCGATGATACCGGGTGCGGTGGAGGAGTTGGCGTTGACGAAATAGGCATTTGCGTATGCGGGATCGTCGGGTCTTTCGGTGTCACCGTCACGGAGAGGGTTCTTGATGGCGGTGATAGGGGGAACGCTTCTGCCATTGCCCTTGAGCTTGGCTTCGCCTTCCTTGTAAGCAGCCTCGATGGCGGCTCTGATCTTGGCTACCGTAACGGTATCCGACTTGGGGATGATAAGGGAAACGCTGTACTTGGGTGCGCCGCCGTTGATAGCCTTAGGCTCCCATACGTTTGCGTAAGACCAACGGGTGTCCTTACCAGTGATTACCTTGCAGGGGTTGATAACTTTTGCATTGTTCGACATAATTTTTTCTCCTTAATCTTCATAGAAATCTGCTTTTGCAGTAGTGATTGCCGGGCGTTTATCGTTCTCCGGCACGAGTGTGGGTTTGCCCTGTGGGCGGTGGATGAGGCTTCCGAGGAGTTCCTCGAATTTGGCTTTACCGAGGCGTTTCTGCATTTCGGTAAGACCGAGCAGTTTTTTCTCGTAGGGGTCATAACCCGCTTCCGAGACGGTTGCTGCAACCGCATCGTCGTTGATGTACTTACGGACGGAGCGACCTTCGACAAGCTTCCAACCCTTCCATACCTTGCCACTCATAGCGGCTTGGAAAGCAAACTCCTTGACGTCGTTTGCCCAGGATACCAAGTTGTCAACCTTGGAAAGGACATCCTCAATCTCCTCATCGGTAAGGAGAGGTGGGTCCATAAAGTCGTATTTGGCGAGTTCCATATTGGCTTCGGCACGTTTTCTGCAATCGGTCTTTGCCTTACAGAACTGACACCATTCACCGCAGTTGTACTGACCTTCGCCTTTATAGGCGAGTTCGGCGATGGGTTTGAGGACTTCTTCAGCCCAAATGTAAAGGTCAGCCTTCGAGAGGGAGTAAGTGCTGACATTGCCACGGCGGGGTTGGAAGATTGTCATACTGACTGTTTCGATATCATAAAGGAAATCAAAAATCTCCAAAGCACCGAGGGCATAGAGTTTCATCTGCGGGTTGTTGTCTGCCTCCACAAGCACACCGCGACCGTGCTTGTAGTCGATGATGTGAAGCTCACCATCTGCGATTACAATGCAGTCGCCCGTGCCGAAGCCCTCTTGCACGAACTTGCTGTAATCAAGGTGTTGTTCGATAAGCACTACCGGGTCAGAACAGGTGTCCTTGGCTTTTGCCACAATCTCTGAAACGAAGGATGCGTAACTGACGGCGCAATCTTCCATTTCTTCGTTGTACCAGGTGAGATTCTCGATAGGATTCTCGGCGGGGAGTCCGAGAGCTTCTTGCAAACGGAACTCGCACAGAGCGTGTGCGTCTGTTCCTTCGGCTGCGAAATCACTCCCTTTATCGTCATAATTTTCGCAGAGCCGAGCCGATGGGGGGCAGTTCATCCATCGGTGGGAGGAGGAAGCAGAAAGAAGAGCGTGTCCTTTAGGTGGCATCGACTTTGTAAACCTCCGCTTCTTGGAGTAAGGCTTCATACATAGCGGGGTTGACACTTGACAGAAACCCATTTCCATACTTTTTGACGAGTGAATGCATTTCTTCTCGATATCCGTGTGCTGACTTATAGCCCAGGATTGTCCGTACATCTTCAAGCGTGAGGGGCTTCTTTTCCTCGACTTGTTCGTGGGCGGGCGGTTCGTTGCCTGAAAGCATAGCGCAGATCTCATCGGCGAGTTCCGAAGCTCGGCGGTTAGCTTCACGGTAATCATCGAGAAGCAGCGAGAGTTCCGACATCTTTCCCATCTGTGGCATTTCCTCCTTTTTCGTATTCCGCAAGACGTTGAAGGCTTCTTGCCAGCCTCTTGGACACGACCGAGATAGCGAAGAGAATACCGATGAGTTCCTCGTCTTGCTCGATGGTGTCCGTTTTGTTGGGACCGTTCATAGCGTGTCCTCCTTTGGGTGGATTTGGTCGGCTTTTTGTGCCTTCCACCCCCCAGCTGGAAAATAAAAGTGCGTTTGGTCCGCTTTTTTGAAAAAAACTCAAAAATTTTTTTCGAGACGTTTTTTCAGCCCATCTTGCAACTTTGAAAAACGGCGAAGGTATGTAGTATGTGCGATGCCGAGGACTCTTGAAATCTCACGACCGCTTTTGCCTTCAAGGAGAAGCTCACCAATGCGACGTCCGTCCGGGTCGAGGTCGGCGAGTGCTGCAAGAAGCTCCTCAAGGGCGGCGCTTTCAGCGAGAACCGAATCCACAAGAGAGGTAGGGTCAACGATGGTATCTGCAAGGGTGCTGCATTCTTCGCTATCCACGGGGACATCGAGAGAAAGAATGTCGGAACCGCGATGATATCGTGAGCAGGTAGCACAATCACCGAGACAACGCTTCCAATCATCGCCACTACAGCAGCCCTTACTTTTTGCTTCTTTCCAAGTTTTCCAAATTGGGCGATGAAATGTTAAATAGACTTCTTCATTAACTTCCACAAACTGAAAGTCACGGAAGAATTCAATGTACCCAGTGGGGGCGTTTTCATTTTTGGGAAGGGGAATGTAAAATTTTCTGTTCTTGTTTGTCATTTTTTGACTCCTTTGATTTTCATTAGATTTTTTGAAAATCGCCAGAGCCGACGTCGCCAGAAAAACGAAAACGACGGCAAAGTGAATGTCGGGAAAGAACCCAACACTCGCTCTGCCGTCGTGCGGTCTGGCGATTTTGGTTTAGGGGATATTAGGCTGCGAGTTTACGCTCGATGATGTCGTATGTACCGTCATCGTTGAAGCGGATGCTTGTCTCCACACCTTTGATGACGATTACGACGGTTTTTGCTTCCGGGTCGATGGTACAGATCTTTCGACCGTCAAGATTTCTGACTTCCTTCATCTTCGGTTTCTCCTTTCTTTTAGATTTACGGGGGCTTGTCTGCCTTTGAGGTACGTCCGAGCTTGTCGCTTATTAACATAATATGCTGTCGAATGCAAAGTTATAGCGTCGTTGATGAAAAATTATTCCCGATTTACCATTGGAAAACGTAGAAAAAATTATTTTTTTGCGGTATGAATAAAAGGGGAATAAACGGCATATACTAATAAGTTATGCTCGAAAATAAAAAATGACGATCAAGACAAACCCCTTGTGGGGGTTATATCCTGACCGTCGAGCAGTTCTGCGGATGAATTATATTCTGATTTGGGGAAGAGCGCGATGGCTGTCAACAGCGAAAGCCATATCGCTGACTCTTGTAATGATGGTCTCGATGCCTTCACGTTCTACGGTGAAGTTATCGCCGACATCAAGGCGGGTTCGGGTTCGGTGTCCCTTATAAAGACACTCCACAAGCCCGGTGGCTGCGTTGCCCATACAAGCAATGCGTCCTTTACAATCTCGAAGCTCCTGCATAGCGTACCTCCTTTCGTTTCAAAGTCATAGGCATCACCTCCTTCTTGTTGTTAGCGTGTTAGCCAACTTGCTAACACTATGGGTATAAAATAACAGCGGGCGGTTAAACCCGCTGATACTTTCATCCGAAAAAGTCCTCAAGTAACATAATTTGAGGGGTAGCGGTTGCTTTGGTCTCGGGAATGACACCGAGGGATTTCAAGCGATAAAGAGCCGACTCATCGGACATATCGAATGTTTCAGAGATACGCCTGGTGAGTTTTATGGCACCGCTTAACATTTTCGGGTCACCCTTAAATTTCGACACAATTTTCATAACGGCAGACTTCGGCATAAGAATAGCAGAAGAGAGGCGGTTCGCTTGCCACTCCATCCAGTCGTGGTCATCCCATTGTGTGAGATTTTTATTTGAAGCCTTACCCGCATCCACACGACATTGAATCATAGGCGGGGTAGGCGTGTCAAACATATTCATTTGATCGGGGTTGTAAGCAAAAAATGCAGAGTGCAAGATGTCGTGCCCAGCCTCATGACCGAGCGTGAAGCGATAACGATGACGTTGGTTTTCTGCCAACAACCGATTATCTATGATAACGGTTCTGGCTTTGGCGCTGATATACTCTGCGCGTTTGGTGTTCGGATCATAGATGGGAACAGCATTCGATACTTCAATCAAACGAAATACGACAACTACCTTTCTTATCATAAGAAGCAGTTTGCGGACACGGTGGCTCTTTGCCCCAAATGGACGCTCGTGGACTTCTATATCGACGAGGGAGCAACCGCACCCAATATGGAGAATGCTCCTGAATGGAGTAGGCTTCTTTGCGATGCGATGGCGGGCAAGGTCGATCTCATCATCACGCAAAAGGTGTCCAACGTATCAAAGAAGATGCCGGAGGTAACCTTCTGTTCGAGAATTCTCGCAAAGCAGAAGCACCCTGTCGGTATTTACTTTATTTCCGAGGATATTTTCACCTTGGCTTCGTACTATACGGAAGATCGAAAGGATGCATTTTTCCTTCCTACACCCGATTGGCAGTTGCTTCCCGACAGCGAGGAAGAAATAAGGGAGGCGTTACATGATAGACCCGAATAAAAGATCGCAAAAAGAACAAGACCGAGAGCGTACACGAAAGCGAATGCATACGCAGGTCGACCCGGAGAATTATGAGTATATACCCGAAAAGAAGCGAGTCGACTATTACGATAATGATACTCCGCAGAGGGTTGCCATCTATGTCCGTGTATCCACCGATGACGTAAGGCAGACCACCTCCTATGAGCTTCAGAAGAGATACTACGAGGATTTCGTCAAGCACCACCCACATTGGACACTCGTCAAGATTTACGCAGATGAGGGTATCAGCGGAACGATGCTTGAGAACCGCGCGGAGTGTATGAAGATGCTTGCGGATTGTCGAGCCGGAAAGATCGACCTCATTATTACGAAAAGCGTATCACGTTTGGCAAGAAACATCCTGGTAAGTATCGGCATTGTGCGTGAACTTGCAGAACTGAAGCACCCTGTTGGTGTGTTCTTTGAGTCGGAGTGCATCTTCTCCCTGAACGATGACTCGGCGATGGCTCTTTCCTTCGTTGCGACGATGGCAGAGGAAGAT